AACACATATAATGCAGAGGCTTTGTGTGAAGTAATCCTTAGAAGATCAAGAAACCAATTACAGATACAATTAACTTTAACATCAGAATTTTTAGAGTTAGAAATAGGAGATATAGTTGCAATCACATATCCTAGTGGTGGATTTGATGCTAAACCTTTTAGAGTATTAGGATTAGAGATTAACGAAGATTTAACTGTTAATGTTCAGCTATTTGAACATCAAGATAATTTTTATGATTTTAATGAAAAAAATCCTATACCAACAATACCAGATACTATTTTACCTAATCCAAATTCAGTACAAGCACCAATAATATCATCAGTTACAGATGAAGTAATAGAATTATTTGATGGTTCAGTTGTTTCTAAAATAATTGTTAATTTAACAAACACAGATTCATTCGCAGATGAATTTGAAGTGCAATACAAAGAATCTACTGCAACGGATTATAGATTAATGCGTAGAGGGTCTAATCAAATTATAGAAAAATATCCTGTTAAAGAGGGTATCATTTATGACATTAGAGCAAGAACAATTAATAGCTTGGGTGTAAAATCTGTATTTACTACAACTCAACATGAAGTAGTAACTGCCTTTGACCCACCTAATGATGTAACTAATTATTCAATAGATGTTGTTGGAGATAAACTTCATCATACATTTGATGCAGTATCAAACTTAGATTTAGATTATTATGAAATAAGATTTACTTCAGATACTACAGAAACATTTTATTCCAACACAACAGTTCTTGTTCCAAGAATTGCAAGACCAGCAACTTCAGTTGTAACTCCATTTGTAGGAAGTGGAAAATTCTTTATTAAAGCTGTAGATAAATTTAATATTAGATCAGCTAATTCTGATTCAGTTGTTATTTCAGATCAAGTATTTGAAGGTTTTAAAGCTGTTCAAACAATTACAGAAGAAACAGCATTTGATGGAATTAAAACAGATTGCATAGTAGTAGATAACGCATTAATATTAGACACATCAAATAACTTTGATGATGCCACAGGAAATGTAGATGATGCAACAGGATTATTTGATGGTGGGTTTGGAAGTGTAAAATCTTCAGGTAGTTATGTTTTTAATACAGGGTTTGATTTTAGTAATAAGTTTAAATTTAAAGTATTATTAAATCAATTACATGTAGATCACTTAGATTATATAGATAACTTTGATTCTCAATCTGGATTTTTTGATTCTAAACAAGGTGTATTTGATGGTGGAACAAGTCAAGCAATTTCAACTAATGTACAATTACAAATAGCTTTATCAGATGACAATGTAACTTTTGGTAGTTTCCAAAACTTTAAGTCTGGCGACTATGTTACAAGAGCAGTTAAATTTAGAGCAGTTTTAACTTCAACAGATACATCAGCAACTCCTAAGATAAACAATTTATCTCTAAAATTTGTTTTACCAACTGTTCTTCAAGATGGTTCTAATGTTGCATCAGGAACTAATACTGCTGGAAAATCAGTTACATTTGATAATGCTTTTTATCAAGTTCCAACAATTACAATAATTGGGCAAGATTTAAATACAGGAGATTTCTTTCAATTAAACTCAAAAGATAGATCATCTTTTAATGTTGAATTTTTTGATAGTGGTGGTAATACTATTGATAGACAATTTGATTTCCAAGCTGTTGGCATAGGAAGTCAGCAATAATAAAATGATTGAATTAATTAATAAATAGGATAAAAACAGATCATGGCACAATTACAGTATATCAAAGGTTATGAGGGTCAATATTCTGCATCTAAAGATGGTAAAATTTTTTCACATAAAACTAATAGATTTTTAAAACCAACTAATTTAAAAGGCTATCAAAGAGTTAAATTAAGAGATTCTAATAATAATCAAGCAAGAAAAGAAAAATTAGTTCATAGATTAATTGCAGAAACTTTTATTTCTAATACTGAAAATAAATTAGAAGTAAATCATAAAAATAGTGTAAGAAATGACAATAGAATTGAAAATCTAGAATGGACAACTAGATCAGAAAACAATCAACACGCATGGACATATGGAAATAAAGTTTATGTAAAACCATATAAAAAGGAAATAAATTAATGAGCCAACACGATTATTCGATAGCAAATCAGGGATTTCCAGCAACAAGAGCAGATATTAATAATGTTCTTTCAGCTATCTCTACAAACAATTCAGGAACATCAGCACCAACTTCACAATTTGCTGGACAATTTTGGATAGACACAACTTCATCAACTTGGACTTTATACATACATGATGGTTCAGACGATATTCAATTTGCAACAATAGATACTTCTGCAAACACAGTTAATTTTATAGATTCAGCTTTAGATGTTGTAACAGATACAACACCTCAACTTGGTGGAAATTTAGATTTAAACTCAAACGATATTACAGGTACAGGAAATATTAATAACGTAGGAACAATAACTACAGATGGTTTAACAGTTGCTGGTAATGTTAGTGTAGATGGTGGCACAATAAAATTAGATGGTAACTATCCTGTTGGTACAGATAACGTAGCATTAGGAAATACTGCTTTAGATAGTGGTTCATTAAGTGGTGGAAGTAATACTGCTATTGGAAGTGCTGCATTAACAGCTAACACAACAGGTTCAAATAATGTTGCAGTAGGTCTTTCAGCTTTACAAGCTAACACAACAGGTGCTAGTAACACAGCAGTTGGTAGATGTGCTTTATTAGCTAACACAACAGGTGCAGGTAACGTAGCAATGGGTTCTTGTGCTTTAGATTCAAATACCACAGGTGCTTCTAATGTAGCAGTTGGAACAAATGCTTTAACAACTAACACATCAGCTGCTTGTAACACAGCAGTAGGTACAGCAGCATTATGTGCTAATACAACAGGTGCTTGTAATACAGCAGTAGGTGCAAATTCTTTAAGAACAAACACAACAGGTGCTAACAATGTAGCAGTAGGATTGTGTTCACTTTATACTAACACAACAGCTTCTAATAATACAGCAATTGGTAATGCTGCCTTATGTCTTAACACAACAGGTACTTCACAGACAGCAGTAGGTTATGAATCTTTAAAAGCTAACACAACAGGTGCTGCAAATACAGCAATAGGTTATCAATCTTTACTTGCTAACACAATAGGTGTTAATAATACAGGAGTTGGTAGAGCATCAAATTGTGCTAATACAACAGGCGATTGTAATCAAGCTTTTGGTTATCTTGCTGGAAGTATTACTACAACAGGAGATAATAATGCTTCTTTAGGCTACAATGCAAACCCATCAGCTTCCGGTTCTGATAATCAAATTACTTTAGGTAATAGCTCTAATAATAATTTAAGATGTGCTGATACATCTATTTCAACATTATCTGATTTAAGAGATAAAACAAATGTTGAAGATATACCTCATGGACTAGATTACATTCTAGCTTTAAGACCAGTTAAATTTGATTGGAATACAAGAGATGGAAGCAGAGTTGGTAAAAAAGATTATGGATTTATTGCACAAGAGTTAGACCAAGTTGAAGAAACTTTTGGAAATAAAGAATACACAAGATTAGTTCATAAAGATAATCCTGAAAAATGGGAAGCTGATGCCATGAAAACTTACCCAATTTTAATTAAAGCAATACAAGAATTAAAAGCAGAAATAGAATTACTAAAAAACAAATAATGTTAAACACATATGTTGTCGAAGGTGGAGTTGGTAAGTGTACTGCATTTAGCGCGTTGATTCCTAAACTAAAAGAAAAAGGAGATGTGCAAATATACACACCTTACATTGGTTGCTTTGCAAGCAACCCAGATGTCAAATTAGTTTTAGAAAATACACTTCCTTTGCAAGACGCAAGGATTATGGCATCAGATAATATATTTTACTGTGAGCCTTACAAATCTAATTTTCAATTTGGTAAGCAACATATTATTGAAAGCTACTGTGAACATCATGGTGTTGAATATACACCGTCTATGGTCCCTAAATTATATACGACACATCATAAAGATAGTGTTAAAGAATGGCTAACTAAGAATGAGATTGGTAAATATATAATGATTCAATTCTCTGGTGGACAACCTCAAGCAAATTTTAATGCTAACAATCAATACACAAACATTAATCCAAATAGAAACTATCAACCATTTTTAGCACAGCAAGTTATCAATATGTTGAGAGAAGAATATAAAGATACTACTATTATTAATTGTGTTTTACCTAATGAGCCTCACTATAATGATACTATTAGATGTGATTTACATTGGACACAGTTACATGAAATGTTGAAAGACGCAGAAGGGTTTGTGGCTATTGATAGTTGCTTACAACACTTCTCACCGTCAGCAAATAAAGCTGGAGTAGTAGTTTGGGGTTCAACAAGATGGACACAATTTGGTTACGAACATAATAAAAACCTACAGTTTCACATGGGAAATGAGTGGGACGAAACAAAATTTATTGATAGCGACCCTAGAAACAACATGGTTGAGCCTAAATTAGTTATTGATGAATATAAAAAACTTGATAAAACTAAAACAGTTGCATTAGCAACAATATAATTAAGGAGAATAATATGACAGACGAAGTAAGAACAGCAGAAGATATAGCACAAGATTTTACAGCTATGGGACATTCTGTAACTTTAATAAATGAAGTTATTGCTGGAACACAAATGGCAGATGAATCAGCAGAAGATAGACAAGGTGCAGTTGACAGAAATGTTGAACATCTAGAACTTATGGTTGCTAAAGATTATTGGACTACTGAAGATATGACAGCAGTTAATTCAGCAATCACAGCTGGTAATGGTTACACAGCTTAATGATTACTATTGACGGTAAAGAATATAAAAAAGAAAAGATGTCAGATGAACAAGTTAAATTGTTTGGCATTATTTCTAACTTAAATCAAACAAAAGAAACACATCTATTAGAAGCAAAACAAGATGAAATTTTAATTCAACATTACATTACTAAGTTCAAAGAAATTACACCTAAATAACAAGGGGGTTTAAATGCAACTTTCCAAAAATTTTCAGCTTCACGAGTTTGAAAAATCCTCTACTGCAATCAGGCTTGGTATAACTAACAAAGCTGGTGCTGGAGAGATTAAAAACCTTACTGATCTTTGTTATGAAATATTAGAAAGATTAAAAGTAAAGTTTGATAATAAGCCTGTAATTATTACTTCAGGTTATCGTTCTCCTGAACTTTGTGAAGCCATAGGAAGTAAAGTTACATCACAGCATACGACAGGAAATGCCGTTGATCTAGAAATCCCATCTGTTTCTAATCTTGCTATTGCATTATGGATTGAA